GCAGGCTGGGGGCCTAGCCCGGGGCCAAAAGGCAAAAAATCTGTGGCAAAATGTAAAAATAAGGGGGGCCATGGGGTAAATTTATGCGTTTTTGTAACTGGCTGGTAGTCAACAGGTTAAGGCATAGCACTTTCCCCCACTATTTACAGCAATAAAACACCTAAAAACACACTTATTACGCTATAGGTTAATATGAGCACCTTAAAACTTAAAATAACCGTGTAATTAATAGGATTATAAACAAAAAGACGCAATATGCCACAAAAACTATCAGCTAGAGCTAAGGCTGCAAAGAAAAAAAGAGACTTAGCAGCGGCTAATACAAGACGTCGCGAGAAAATGCGTGCAGAAAACCAACGTAAGCGCAGAGCTGCGAAGAAAAATGGTAAAAATATTAAGGGCAAAGACTATGACCACACTAAAAAACGGTTTGTGTCCATAAAAGCTAATCGAAGTGGTCACGGAAAAGGAACAAGAAAAAATAATTGCAAATAAAAACATATAATGGCAAGAATAAGTACATATACAATTGACGGTAGCATCGACGGAACTGAGTTCGTGTTAGGTCGAGAGGCTGATGGCACAACAAAACAGTTTTCAATGAGCGCGTTACAAACGTTCTTGGCTACAAGCATATCACCAACAACGGTTTTCGCAAACATAGACGTAAATGGAGGCGCTATAGACGGAACACCTATAGGAGCAAGTTCAGCAAACACTGGAGCTTTTACAACTTTAACAGCTAGCAGCACAGCAGCTATAACAAGCAATACAACTATCGGTGGTACTTTAGATGTTACTGGCACAACTACAATGGTTAACGCTGCTATAACAGGAACTTTAAGCTTTGACGGTGCAGAAGGAGCGCTTAAAACGTTTCTCGGTGGTAACGGAAGTGGAAACACACCTACTTTTGATCAAGTAGAACTAAATGATCTATCCGATGTGCTTATAGCAGACAGCTCTATTTACATTGGACATGATCCAACCAGCACAGACAGCACTGCTTCGTTTAACGTAGCTGTTGGTGTTACAGCACTTAATGCTATTATAGAAGGTGATCACAACATTGCTATAGGCCACGACGCGCTAGGAGCTGTTGAAGATGCTAGCCAAATAGTTGGTATAGGTTATGAAGCGGGTTCTGCTATAGTAGACGGAACCGCTCAAGCTGTATTAGTAGGTTATCAAGCAGGTAAAGCACAAACTACAGGTCTTAGAAACACGGCTATAGGTTACAAAACATTGTTAACAAACACTACTGGTAGCAGTAACACAGCTGTAGGTAACGAAGCTTTAAAAACATTAAACGGTGATGGTGGTTCTAATGACCCAGACCACAATACGGCTGTTGGCCATAGTGCAGGTAGCTCAGCAACTACTGGAGACAGTGGTACATACATAGGATCAAACGCTGGTCAAAGTGTAACATCAGCTAGCCACAACACTTTTGTAGGCTCTTCTGCTGGTCAAAATACTACAACTGGAGTAGGTAATATTGCAATTGGATCTCAAGCCTTACAAACAAACACAGTTGGTACTGGATCTATAGGTGTTGGATATAGAGCTTTATTTACATCAAATGAAACAGACTCTAGAAATATAGCTATTGGTAACACTGCTGGTGAAGACGTTAGCACAGGCATACATAATGTATTAGTTGGTTACGCAGCAGGTAAAGATGTAAGCACTGGTAATAGAAACGCAGCCTTAGGTTACAATGCTTTGTCTGCTTGTACTGTTGGTCTTAGAAACGTCGCTATAGGCGCAGAAGCTTTAGATGCTAATGTAGACGGTAGCTATAATACAGCTATTGGAGATGGTGCTCTTGGAGTTCTTGATCCTGACAGTGCAGTTTCAATGTATAATGTAGCTTTAGGTAGTTCTGCTGGGCATCAAGTAACTACAGGTGTTCAAAACGTTTTAATAGGATATCAAGCTGGTACTAGTTTAACAACAGGTAATAACAACATATTAATAGGGCACGGAGCTACTATTGGATCTGCTACAGACGTTCACTCTATAACTATAGGTGCTGCTGCTACAGGTGAAGGAACTAATAAAACAGTAATTGGTACCACTTTCACAACAGGTGCTAGAATTTACGGCCTTAGAACTCCAGTGACAAATATAACAGATCCTGAAACGTTAACAGCAAACGATTCAGGTGAAACATTTGTATTTAACGATGCTGCTGCAACTATAACACTTCCGGACTCTGGTGCTGGAGACTTAACAGGTGTTTATTTTAACTTTATAGTTCACAGTGACGACTCGGGAAACAAAGTAATAGCATGTGCAGATCCTACTAATGAAAAAATAATTGGTGGAGTTGCAGTTATTGATGTAGACGATGATTCTACTGTATCTTTTGCTGCTCAAACTGCAGATAGTTTTAGTAAAATAACAATGAACGGTACTACTACTGGTAGAGCAGGTAGTAATATAAAAATAACAAACTACGGTGCTGATAAATGGTTTGTTGAAGGTACTTTGCTTTGCAGCGGATCTCCTGCTACACCATTTACTACTTCATAATTAAATTATGGCTTTTAAAATGAAAACTATACCAGAAGTGCTTGGCTTTAATGCTGAGCACTCTGAGCAAAAGTCTATAGTTTTTGAAAGCAAACTGCCAAAAAACGTCTGGGGTATGGTTGACATGAACGGCGTTATAAACATTAATAAAGATCTTAGCGCTCGGCAAAAAGCAAAAGCTGTTATGCATGAGCGATTACACCTTCAGCAAATAAAAGACGGTGTACTTAAGTTTGATAGAAACAAGTATCAATATAAACCAAAAGGTAGTAATAAAATGATTACAATACCTATGAAAAACATTGACACTAGAAGACGCGATCTTCCTTGGGAAGCATCTGTCGAAGCTAAAATGAAACAAATATATAAACGTAAAAAATAAATAAAATGCCAGGAAAAAATAAACCAATGATGGCTCATAAAGACAAGCCAATGATGGAGCACAAGCCTAAAATGGCACATGGTAAAAAGCCTAAAATGTCAATGGACGTATCAAAAGCTACAGAGAAACAGAAAAAAATGTTTCAAGCTATTATGGATAACAACAGAGCTAAAATGGCTATGCCTAAAATGATAGACGAAAAAAACTTTCCAAAAATGGCTCAAGATATGGCCGATGTTTTAGTTCAAAAAATGGATGGAGCTAAAATGTATAAGCCTACTAAGTATCATGATATGCCTAAAATGGCTCACGGTGACAAACCTAAGATGGCGCACGGTGACAAGCCAAAAATGTACGGAAAAAAGAAAAAATAATGGCAGCAAAAAGACCTACTTGGAAGGACTCTAAGTATGCAGATGCTAAAGGTAAGTTTAAAAGCTTATCGCCTACGTCATTAGCAACATGGCTTATTAAATCAAGGCGTGGTAATAAGCGAGCTATTATTGGTAGCTTAAACCAGCAAATAGTATTTAATAGAAAGAAAAGACCTAGCTATGCTAAGAAAATGGTTACTACTAGAAACATAGTAACAAAAAGACTAGGTAGTAAAAAGAAAAAATGAAAAAGCCAGGTAAAACATATAGAGGTGTTTTAAAAGCTAGAATTAGTAAGTTATATGGCGGAGATGTAACTATAGCTAAAGCAAAGAAGCTTAAAGCTAGAAAAACAGCAACGCCTAGAGATAAGCAGCTAGCTAACTGGTTTATTAACATGCATAAAAAAAAGTAATATGAAAGTAAAAGCACCAAAAGGATATCACTGGATGAAGTCAGGCAAAGGTATGCCTAAGTTAATGAAAGATCCAAAAGGAGGTTTCGTAAAACATAAAGGAGCTAGCCAGTCTTTTAATTTTGCAATACAGAAACTACATAAAAAGTAATGCCTAGAAAAAAGAAGCCAGAGCCTAAAAAAGGTACTGGTAAAAAACCAAAAGGTAGCAGTAGACGTTTATATACTGATGAAAACCCAAAAGATACAGTAAGTATCAAGTTTAAAACACCCGCAGACGCTAGAGCTACAGTAGCTAAAGTAAAAAGAATTAGAAAACCATTTGCTAGAAAAATACAAATATTAACAGTATTAGAACAGCGAGCTAAAGTTGCTGGCAAACCTCAACAAGCTGCAATAGCTAAAAGAGGTAAAGAAGCTATAAGAAAAAAGCATAAAGCCAAAAAATAAACCCGGCACGGGGAAGTGCAAACCAAATAATAATAATTAAAACCAAAACCAATGACGTTTTTTTACCAGACTCAATCGTGGAGTAGTCAACCACAAATATCCGATGAAACCAAACAATTATGGGAACATGTATCTAATAAAGCCAGTTGGCGTATAGTACAGTTGCCTAATGGATTTTATCAAACCGAGTACCAAGACCCTAATAAAGAGACTTGGATCGACGTTACTCGTCGAGAAACTATTGAAGGCGCTGAGCAAGCAATTGACAGCTCAGTTGAGCATTACGCAAAAAAGCTCGACTTTTTAAAAGGCCCAAAAGTAGTTAAAACATTTAAGTAGTAATTTCAATTTAATCTAATTTAATATAATGCAAAACTCACAAGAAATAGTGAAGCACTTAAACTTTGGCAGCGATGCTCAAGATAAAGTCTTTGCTGGTATTACTAAATTGACACAAGCCGTTAGCTCTACACTAGGAGCTAGCGGTAAATGTGTAATATTAGAAGACTTCATGGGAAGACCTATGATAACTAAAGATGGTGTAACTGTTGCTAACTCAGTAAACTTGCACGATCCGGTTGAAAACATAGGTGCAACTTTGATAAAAGAAGCTGCTAGAAAAACAGTTAGCGAGGCTGGCGATGGTACAACCACAGCTACAGTTTTAGCTCACTCAATACTAGAACAAGCCAAAGGCTATGAAAGCTCTCTAAGAGACATTAAAAACGATATAAACAAATCATACGACAAAACTATAGAGTACTTAGAAAAAGTATCTATACCAGTCGAAGGAGATATGATTGATCAAGTAGCTACAATATCGTCTAACAACGACAAAGAGCTAGGATCTATTATCGGTGAAGCGTTTAAAAAAGTAGGTAAAAACGGTACAGTTTTTATGAACTCAGACGGCGCTGATGAAACAAGTGTTGAGGTTGTATCTGGTTCTCAGATCAACCAAGGGTTTGCTAACCCTAACTTTGTTACAGATGTTACAAAGCAAAACGTAACACTAGAAAAACCTTTAGTGCTACTAGTTTCATCACCTATAACAACGGTAAGAAAAATACAAACAGTATTAGAATATGCCGTTACAAACAACAGGAGCATACTTATAATCGGTGAGCTTGAAAAACAACCGATGAGTGCTTTGGTTATGAACAAAATTAAAGGCAATATAAAAGCTAATGTAGTCGCGCCTCCAGGGTTTAACTTCTGGAAAAAAGACTTCTTAGATGACATTGCTGCGGTAACTGGTGCTACTCACATCAACGAAGAGTTTGGAGACGATATAGATCTTATAACTCCTGACATGCTAGGTGAGTGCGAAAAAGCTGTATCAGACAATAAGTCTACAGTATTAAAAGTAACAAGCATACCAGATGCTGCAAAAGAAAGAATTAAAACTATAGAGGATCAACTCAATAGTGATACACCCAGTTTAAAAACTGAAAAACTACAAGAGCGTTTAGGCGTATTATCAGGAAACGTAGCGGTTATAACTGTAGGTGCTAACTCCGATGTAGAGCTAAAAGAAAAAAAAGATCGCGTAGACGATGCGATTCATGCAACAAAAGCAGCTGTAAAAGAAGGTATAGTACCTGGTGGTGGTATAGCTTTACTAAACGCAGCTTCAAAACTCAAAAGCGTTACTGAAGGAGAAAAAATATTTATAGACGCAATTAAAGCGCCTTATAAAACAATACTAAATAATGCTGGTTTAGACACTGATACCTTTGCTAATAAAAAAGGCTGGGGTATAAATGTAGTGACAGGCAGACCAGTAAGTATGATAAAAGCTGGTATTATCGATCCAGTTCTAGTTACTAAAACTGCACTTAAAAACGCAGTGTCTGTAGCAACTACAATACTTTCAACTGATTGTGTAATTAACAATATGAGAGAGTAATGAGAGCTATAGGTATATTTTTAGTAATAGAAGAAATAAAAGAAAAAGCTACTAAAACAAAAGGTGGTTTACTTTTAACAGATAAAATTAAAGAAGACATAAGATACCGCAAAGGTGTTATTAAATCTGCTGGAGATCTGGTAAACGGAGTTAAAGCAGGTGATACTATATATTATGACAAACACGCGGGCTTTAATATAGAAATAGACGATGAAGTTCTATTAGTTATAAAGCAGCAAGATGTCGTTATAGTTCTATGAGAAAGCTAGAGGCCAAAGACATAAAAGACATCGGCCTTTTAAAGCATTATCGCATTGTAAGAAAATGGGCTTGTAAAAACAACAGCCTCAACGATGCTGATCTAGAGCTTTTAATTTATTTTGACTGTATGGATTTATTCACGCGTCAAGACTTTTTAAACGGCACTTATACATATTCTTGGGATAAAAGAAGATGGCAAAGGCTAGTAAGAGAAGGCTGGATAAGTGTTTGGAGACACAAGAATAATACAACACAAAAATATAGCTTGTATAAAACTTCGGTTAAGTGCAAGCTTTTAATAAACAAAATATATAGAATATTACTAGGTCAAGAAGACTTGCCTACGAGTAAACAGCGTAATGTAATTATGCAAGGTAAAACTTACACTGACAAAGTAATGAAAAAAGCAATAGAACTAATTAATAAAGATAAAACTAGATAAAACAAAACAAAATGGCATACGGAGATATTACATATGATCCACATAATATGAGCAGCGAGTACAGAGAAAAAAATGGTGTTGAGACTATTAACAAAGCTGTTTCTATAAAAGACGCTAGTACGATAGGTAGTGCTGCAATTAACAACTTAAGCAATACTGCTGATTTAAAAGATTTAACTGCTGTATCTGCTTCAAACAGAGCCGCTTTATACATTGGAACTGCAGGTAATTTATGTGTTTTGCTTTCAGGGCAAAGCGCACCAATTGCCACAGGTACTGCTGATGGAAATACTGCTAATAAGTTAATAGATTCAGGTGCTTCTTTTAGCGCTGCATTAACAAGTGGTACTTTTATTCAAAAAAGAGATGTAGCTGTAAATACTACAGATAGCACGGCTGCTTTTATTAGTGCGGTTGATAGTGCTACTACACTTAGCCTAGTAGATGCTGCTAATTCAAACTCAGATGTTTTTCCTGACGGAAACGAAAACTATGAAATATACAGAGCTGTAATTTTTCAAAACATACCAGCTGGAACTTTCCTGCCTATACAAGTAGACAGAATTTTTGCTTTAGGTACTACAGCAGATGATATTGTAGCAATGTACTAAGATATGTCACCTATACTAAGTTTAAAGCTTGGCATAATAAATCTTAACTCACCGAAGTTTAGTGAAACAGGTTTTGTGTTTACAGTAAAAACAGACAATACTGGAACATCAAACGATGATCAGTTTACACTTCCTTTAATTAGCAGTTTTGACTCCGGCGGCACTACAGCGGAAGTAGACTGGGGCGATGGTAATTCAGATACTATTACCGCTTTTGACCAATCAGAAGTAACTCACACCTATGCAAGCGCTGGAACTTATACTATAAAGATTACAAACGAGTTAAAAAGCTTTAGATTTAACAACGGCGGAGATCAGCTTAAAATTTTAGATATAAAAAATTGGGGAGTTTTTACACTTAATGCTAGTGTCACGTTTAGTGGTTGCACAAATCTTACAGTAAGCGCAACAGACGCTCCTAACGTTACAGCCACTAGTCTTCAATCTACGTTTCTTAACGTAACTAATTTTAATACAAACATAGATAACTGGGACGTAAGTAGTGTGAGTAACTTTAGAAATATATTTCAAAATTGCACTTCATTTAATCAGCCGTTAAACAGCTGGGATGTAAGTAGTGCTACTAGATTTGATAACCTTTTTAATAATACAAGTTTTAATCAAGACATATCTTCTTGGGATGCAAGCAGTGTAACTAATTTCACTGCTGTGTTTAGAAGCAGTCCTTTTAACCAAGACATATCTTCTTGGGATGTAAGTAGCGCGACTGTTATGACTAACGCGTTTTTTGATAATACCGCTTTTAACCAACCATTAAATAGTTGGGATATGAGTAATGTTACTGCAACTAATAACATGTTTAGAGACGCTAGTGCTTTTAATCAACCGCTTAATAGTTGGGATGTGAGTAGCGTGACTAATATGAGTGCTATGTTTTATGGAGCAGATTCTTTTAATCAAGATATTGGTAGTTGGGATGTGAGTAGTGTGACTTCTATGAGCGGGATGCTTAGAGACACAGCTTTTAATCAAAATATTGGTAGTTGGAATACTGGAAATGTTACTAATATGGATTCAATGTTTAGAAACGTTAGTGCTTTTAATCAACCAATTGGAAGCTGGAATGTTGCAAATGTTACTGACATGGATCAAATGCTTAGAGCCACAGCTTTTAATCAAGATATTAGCAACTGGAATATAGTCAAAGTATCTACTGCTAATAGTTTTTTGAACGGAAGCACTGCTCTTTCAACAGCAAACTACGATGCTCTTTTAATAGGCTGGGAGGCAACATTGCAATCAGCACACTCTGGAGGTAGCGGCTACACGCTAACGCCTTCATGGCATTTTGGCAGTGCTAAATATACAGATGGCGGAGCTGCTGCAACAGCTAGAGCTTCTTTAATAAGTAATTTTAATTGGAGTATAACAGACGGTGGTACGGCTTAATAAATAATAGTATGACAAAATTAGAATACCCAGAAGTAGAAACTTGGTACATATCTTATAAAACAAGAGCTAGTTTTTTATTATTTTGGCAAAAAGCTAAAATAGCTAGATACTACGGATCTGTAGGCCCTGAAAACTGTATGGAAAATCCTCTTACAAAAACAGATTACTTTACTAATGCAGAAGACTGGTTAGAGGCTTTGCTACAAAACAAAGAGGCTTTTACTTCAGAAAAATGGTTAAAAATAGCTTACAATGAAGATATAGATTTAAGCCAAGACAAATGGACAGATCTTGTTACAAAAAACAAAATAGATCTTAGTATAGAAATAGATTATTAAAAAATTAAATAGAAAATATGCCATTATTAAAGCTTAGACTAAAGTTAGTTAATACTTCAGTCAATAACAGCGCAAATAACCAAATAAATATTTTATTGAGTTCTCTTCAGGCAAGAGCTACAAACTATGAAAATGTAGCTGGTACTATTACTATACTAAACGGTTTACAAAAAGTTTCATAATGAGTAATTTATTAGAAAAAGCAAGTATAGTTTTAACACCCACCGCTTATTCAGACGGTACGTTGCATAGTATAAAACCGCTTCAAACTTTGGGTAGTGAACTTGTTACCAATGGAACGTTTGACACAGATAGTGATTGGACAAAAGGAACTGGGTGGACAATTAGTGGTGGTACTGCAAGTTTTGATGGTAGTGAATCAGGTAGCGCAAACTTTTCACAATCAAATGTAATAAGTGACCAATCAAAAACATATAGAGTAGAATTTACTTTATCTAATTACGCCGCAGGCAACGTTAAATCAAAATTTGGTAATAACGCACAAGGTGAAAGTAGAACTGCTAATGGTACTTATGTTGATATTTTAAGCGGAATGACCAACAATGCTTTGACCTTTACTCCTAGTGCAGATTTTGTTGGTTCAATAGACAACGTATCAGTAAAAGAAGTAATAGACGCAGACTTTGACTTTACAAGAAGCACAACCGCAACAAGAGAAAATTCAAGCGGTAATATTGAAAGCGTTGCGGCTGGTTTACCGCGTATTGATTATTTAGGTGGAACGGGGAATATTTTATTAGAAACGCAATCAACCAACACCGCTACATATTCAAACGATTTTACGCAAGGAGATATTTTTGTACAAAGTGCGGATCCAGCTTTATCAAATTCTGTATTAAGCACAAACCAAAGTACAGCACCAGACGGTACAACAACCGCGAATAAATTAACAGACAGTAATGATAGTGGAACAGGGTCTATTACTTTAAATTATAATAGTACAACCTTTACAAGTGGAGAGGCATCAACAGTTTCAATGTTTGTAAAAAAAGACACCGTTAGATATTTTAGAATTGCTGTTTCAAATTTAGACACAACTCAAGCAACAAGTTTTGATTTAGACACTGGTTTAGTCAACGACGGAACGGGCGTTATGACTGACTATGGAGACGGGTGGTATAGATGTTCTGCAACAATAACAACAACAACCGATTTAGTTGGTCAGGTTCAATTTGCTATATCAGAAAATTTTGACAGGGTTGGCAATAATTTAAGAAACGGAACAAAATCAACATTTTTATGGGGACTTCAAGCCGAGGAGCAATCATTTCCAACTTCATACATACCAACAAGCGGAAGCACAGTATCACGAAGCGCAGACGCAGCCATAAATTCAGGTTCAAGTGATTTAATAAATTCAACAGAGGGGGTTTTATATATTGAAGCCAAAACAGACAATAGTAGTGTGGGTTCAATTTCTATAAATGACGGAACGTCATCTACAAGAATAACCGCAAGATTTAGACCGGATATAAGTAAAATACAAATGGCAGTTTTAGGCGCAACTAGTGATTTTACTTTTAATAGTGCAACTATAACGTTAAGCGAATACAATAAAATTGCTATTGTTTACAATAGTAGTGGGCAATATTATTTTTTTATAAATGGGGTAAAAAGCGCAGTACAAAGCGAAGGAACGTTTAACAGTAATTCCTTTACACAATTAGATTTTAATAGAGGCGGTGGGAACGAGGTATTTTACGGAAAAGTCAAATCTGTTGCAGTATTTAAAGAAGTACTAACAGACGCACAGCTAGCGGCGCTAACAAGTTAATTATGAAGATAGGAAAATACCAATTTGCTGATAAATCAGCTTGTGAAAAAAAAATAAAATCTCTTGGAGTAGATACAGACGAAGATGGAAGCGAGTACCCAACACACAAACACACTGTTGTAAAGTTAGGACATATTGTTTTAGAAAAAGGTGAATACGACGAAGAAGGAGAGGTAATTAAAGCACCAGTATTAAGCGACAAATACCACTTAGACGTTATGTGGACTTTTAGCGACACAGAAGACGAAGAGGGTAATGTTATAAAAGCAGATCACCCTTACGGCTGGAAGTCTGCTGCTGTTAATAACATAACTGATGGCGGAGTACACAGCTTTTATGGTGTAGACTATCAAGAAAATAAAATATAATGGCTAAATTAAATAAAAGCAAAATGGCTTGCAACAAGCCTAGAAGAACACCTAGTCATAAAACTAAGTCTCACGTTGTTAAAGCTTGCTCCGGAGGCGTTCAAAAAATTATACGCTTTGGCCAGCAAGGAGTTACAACAGCAGGTAAACCTAAAAAAGGTGAATCAGCAAAACAAAAAGCTAGACGTAAAAGCTTTAAAGCTAGACATAGAAAAAACATAGCTAAAGGTAAACTAAGTGCAGCTTACTGGGCTAATAAAGTTAAATGGTAGATGAATAAAATATGGCAGTGGCTAACTGGCGGCGTTATTAAAGAAGTTGGAAAAGTAATAGACGATCTAACTACTAGTAAAGAAGAAAAGCTAGAAGCCCAAAGATTAATAACAGAAATACTAGAAAAAGCAGATAAAGAAGCACAAGAGCAAGTGACTGCAAGGTGGGAGTCAGATATGAAGTCTGATTCGGTTTTGTCAAAAAACATACGACCAATGGTGTTAATATACTTAACAGTTGTATTCACCCTGTGCGCTTTTTGCGATGGTAATATTGGTAATTTTAAAATAGCTGAAGAGTATATTCCAATATTTCAAACCCTGCTTGTAACTGTTTACGGCGCTTACTTTGTAGGAAGGTCTTGGGAAAAGGCTAAGTCTATTAGTAAATAACGCTTAATATAAGTGATTAGTATATAATAAATTAAATAATAATCAAATCAAATTAAAATGAGTGCTAAAATTGAAAAAAAAGAGTTAAAAGAATTATCAACTCAACAGTCTGTCAAAGCAAGATTATTGTCTGACATTGGAGCTATTGAAGCTCAAAAACACGAATTATTACATGCATTTGCAGAAGTCGTAAGCGAGTCAAAAAAACTCAATGAAGAGTTAGAAGAGAAGTACGGTAAAATTACAGTAAATCTTGAAGACGGATCTTACGAGGAAATTAAAGAAGAAGATGGCCAAGCTGATTAGAAAAATAAGTATTGGTGCAGATTATAAAAACGAAGCAATGCATTACTCTGTAGGCCAACAGGTTTACGGAGGTCATTGCATCTCTGATATATTGCACGATCAAAAAGACGGATCATACAATATATACATCGAAAAAAACAATGAAGTCATACCGTGGAAAAAGTTTAATTCTAATATGGCTATATCAATTGAGTATAATTTAGAGTACTAATGCAAAGTTTATACAGCTTCATTATACAACCAAAAAACGGTAGGTATACAAATGAAGTAAGCGTAGGTGATAAAAAACTAATTATCAACACTACAATGGACGATCATAAGTTTGTTAACCGCGTAGGCGTTGTAATGTCAGTGCCACTTATAGGTGATACAGACTTAAGTGTTGGAGACGAAGTTATAGTTCATCACAATGTGTTTAGAAGGTTTTACGACGTAAGAGGTGTTGAGAAAAACAGTAGCTCGTATTTCAAAGAAGATATGTACTTCTGTTATTATGATCAAATATTTTTGTATAAGCATAAAAACCAGTGGAAAGCACCTGGTAATTTTTGTTTTGTAAAGCCTATACTTAAAAAAGAAAAACAAATTATAAGCGATGAAAAAGAGCAAAAACGTATTGGTATACTAAAATACGGTAATAGCTCGTTAGAAGCGTTTAAAATACACGAGGGGGATCTGGTTGGATTCAGCCCTAGCAGCGAATATGAGTTTATTATAGAAGAAGACAGATTATACCGCATGCGAACTAATGATATTACAATTAAATATGAATACAAAGGAGACGAAGTTGAATATAATCCAAGCTGGGCAAAAGGCTGTGGAAGAACTTATTAAAGTAGCTAAGGAACCTATTGTAGATTCAGGAGACGACATAACAGCTGACAGACTTAAAAATGCTGCAGCTACAAAAAAGCTAGCTATATTCGATGCGTTTGAAATACTAACTAGAATACAGCTTGAAGAAGATATGTTAAACGAAAAGCCTAAAAAAGAAACTAAAGAAAAAACTTTTAAAGGCTTTGCTGAAGGTAGATCAACATGAGTTACAACCAAACTCTAGTTACTGTACTAACTAATTATATAAAGCCTAAGACTCTTAAGCGGATGAATAGGTATAAAAAGTGGGAGTACGGTTATAATAAAGATCACGACGTAGTTGTTATATCTAAAACAGGTGAGATAGGTGAAGTATACGAAATACAAAACCTTAAAATAGCTTTACCACCTGCACAAGCCGTTGCTAAAAGCAAGCAACAGAAATGGGTGCCATACGAGTACCCAAAAGAATTAAGTAAGATTAAGTCAGTATTTGATTGGGAAAATTACCCATCAGAGTTTAAAGAAAAATGGTACGATTATATAGATGAAGAATTTACTAGACGAGAAAACGGCCACTGGTTCAATAATAAGAATGTGGCTACTTACATTACTGGTTCTCACTATATGTACTTGCAGTGGACCAAGATTGATGTTGGGCACCCAGATTTTAGGGAGTCAAACAGATTATTCTTCATATTCTGGGAAGCTTGTAAAGCCGACAAGAGATGTTATGGCATGTGCTATCTTAAAAACAGACGATCTGGATTCAGTTTTATGTCGTCTTCAGAGCTCGTGCATCAAGCAACAACATCTAAAGATGCTAGATTTGGAATATTGTCAAAAACAGGGGCTGATGCTAAAAAAATGTTTACAGACAAAGTTGTACCAATATCAATCAACTACCCGTTTTTCTTCAAGCCAATACAAGACGGTATGGACAGGCCAAAAACAGAACTGGCCTACAGAGTTCCAGCGTCTAAGTTTACAAGAAGAAAACTTGACGCAAACGAGTCGCTAAAAGAAATAGAAGGACTTGATACAACTATTGACTGGAAAAACACAGGTGATAATAGTTATGATGGTGAAAAACTAAAGCTGCTTGCGCACGACGAAAGTGGTAAGTGGGAGAGGCCAGACAATATATTAAACAACTGGCGCGTAACAAAAACCACGCTTAGACTAGGTTCTAGAATTATAGGTAAGTGTATGATGGGTTCAACT